ACTCGCCTCCATCACTTCATTGAATTCGTTCAATATGTTTTGGCGCGCCGCCTCAATGCCGAGGCAGTTATACATTTCGCGAATGTCGTTGCTGTATGTTCGCGTATAATCAATGAAATCCAGTGCAAACAAATCCATTAAATTCGAACCAGTTGTGTCCAGAATCCAGGTGTCTTTGGAAACGTATTTGCTGTCTTCCTTGACAACTACGTTCTTGAGTTGTCGCGGATTCACATTGGTGATTCCGTTAATACCGCGGAGAACAATGTTGTTCAGAAGATTGTCTTGGAAATTCTTGAGCAAATAGATTGCGTCCGATTGGTCGAGTGGTTTGGCAACACCCTTCTTTTTCTTGAAAACTGACTCGTTCAAGCGGATTCGAAATACAAGATTGCTGGAATTCATGTCTGAAAATATGCAGTCAATCTCGGAACCGTGTGAGTGTTTCACTGCAAAATGGATATCGTCCATTGTGATATTCTTCTCCAATAATAACTCGGCATCGATTTCAATGCGAATGATCCATTTGGATTTTTGCGCTTCCGCTTCGGGTTCTGCTTCTCCGTTGCAGTCGCCCACCATTTTTTCAAACTCGTAAAACTGCTGAATGAGTGCCTCGTCTTGTTTCATTTTGGTGTCGGTGTCATCGGGGTCAAAACAGATTTCGACGGATTTCACAACGTTCACCAGTTTGGTGTGCTCAATCATATTGCAATAATTGGTTGCTTTGTCCTTGTCGTATTGGTCCACCGGTTTTAAGAACACAGTTGCTGAAGGCTTGTCTGGATTTCGCGTGAGTCTTAAAATTTCCTCGATTCTTGGCACACCACGCGTGACGTTGGACTTGGTTGCAACGCCAGATAAATGGAAAGTGTCTCTCACGCATAAACCATTCATACAATCAAAGTTGCGGGTATCTTCCACTGTTAAATCGTATGCATACTCGGTAGTATTGGAAACCTCCTCGATGGAAATGATTTTGTCAAACTCCAAATCGGGACATCTGCCATCTCTCAATTCCATTACGATTTCACCATTCACTTCATTGGGGATTTTCAAATCCGATTTGCAATAATCATGCTTGAATGTTTGTTCAAGTAGTTGCGCGATTCGGTCACGTTTAGATTGAACCGGTAAATTAAGCATTTTCGCCAATTGAATGCATTGACCATTGCACACTGTCAATAAATAACCCTGTTTTATGTCCAAAGACCCACGGTTATTCGATTCAACCTTCTTGGGCTTGTGTATTTTTGAAATGACGCCAAGGTTCTTCAACATGAGTTGGACACTTGTTAACATTTTGTGTGAAACAGATGAAATCTCAATATTTTCAATCTTGCCTTTATTCATCTTGACACACCCGTCGCCACCAATGTACGCATCCAAGAATCCCAAAATGCATTCGCGGTTTGAAAATACAATTTTATCCGAAACAAACTTATTATGGCTTAACTTTCCGCACAAGTTTTCAATGATATGGCATAGAACAGTACTGTATATGCGGATATCCTGGCTGGTCCATCCCTCCTGGATTTTATCTTTGTTCAAATAAATCTTGGTTGTTAAGTTGTGTTTTACACACCAGTCCTCAATGCGTTTCAAATATTCGTCGTCATTATTTGCAATTGATATTTGGTGTTTGGTCATACATCCTTCTGCACAATAAGCACCAATTAAATATCCAAAATCATAATCAAGATCAATCATATCTGGTATCTTGTAGTTGCAAATAGAATTGGTCTTGGTATAAACGTACCCGGGTTCATATACAACCTTCATATTTAGACAAGTCAAGGCTTTGTAAGCAGAATCACTGCGTCCATAGGGTAGCACAAATGTTTTACCAGAATGTTTCATCCACCATTGATGTTCATTGACAACACTCTTGGCTTTCATCATTTCTGAACCATAAATGTATTTGGTTGGCGACAGAATACTTTGCAAGTCAAGTTGTGTTTTCTCTGCATAGACAAGCGCCTTTTTGGAAACCGGCAGATAATCACCTACTTTCAAATCCTTGCCTTCAATTCCAATGATTTTGCCGTCAACCAGTTTCAAGAACGATTTCGCCTTGGTCGCTATCAATTCTCTGCATCCCTTCGTGGTTACTTTCAACATGGTGTTTGTTCCGTCTTCGTTAATTACTGGATGCTTAGTCACCGCCTCGATTCTTCGCCATACGGTTTCGCCATCTTCAGTTGCAGTTGGGACTTCATAGTATTCAGACAACTCTGCATATGTGGTGTCTTTGTCTTCCATGTAGTCTAATTTGCGGGAAGATGCAATTCCCCACTTGGTGAAGTCGCCAATTTGAACACACTTGATTTCACCCGCTGAGTTCTTTACCAAGATTTCAGTTTCGTAGACGAACGAATTTAACGTGAGCTGTGTCGTGGGTTCACCAATCGATTGGCCCGCAATCACACCCACCATTTCACCCGGATGCACAATCGATTTCTTGTAATTCAGGACAATCTGTTCCATTAATATGGAAACCGCCTGTTGATTGAATCGCTTCTTGATTAAAACCTCTTTCGGCGACATGTTGAAGTAAAACATAATTTCAAACAAACGCGTGACATTGAACATTCGCTTCAACTTTGCAAATGTTGCGTCGCAAATTTCAATGAATTCCTGTGGAGTAATATCGACGGCACTGTTTGCAGTTAAGTTGAGCTGTCCCTGGATGTTCTGAATGATGTGCTGGAATGCAATGGGCGCTTTAACCGCGTTTTCGTTCTTGAACTTGAACACCTTGTCGACCAATTCGTCGCGATACTCAATCATCGTCTTAACGCGTTCCATACACATTTGCTTCGTATTCTCGCGCTGTTTCTTGAAACGCTTAATCGTATCGGAAGTGTAAACCTGCAACAAATCCTTGTTCTCGCCGTCGTTGATTCCGACCAGATCGTAATACATATAAATGTCCTCAATCGACATATTCACCAGCGGAATATTCTGGTTTTCAACACGCGTGGTTTCCGCGCCGTCGTCACCATAGGTGAATTGCACGATTTTACCCATGTTGTTGCGGACTGTGCCGTCATACTCGACTTTCAAATCTTCCAAGCCCTTGACCAAACGACGCTGAATATATCCAGTGGTCGAGGTCTTAACGGCAGTGTCAATCAAACCCATACGACCACCCATGGCGTGGAAGAAGAGTTCGGGTGCAGTCAATCCAGAAATGTATGAGTTCTTGACGAAACCGCGCGCTTCCGGTGAATCATCGTATTTGCTGAAATGGGGCAGGGTTCGGTTGTCGAATCCGTAGGGGACGCGCTTTCCGTCAATACTCTGCTGACCCAGACACGAAATCATCTGGGAAATGTTCAACATGGAACCTTTGGAACCCGATTTGACAATCTTTACAAATCGGTTGCTCGCGTCCAAACTCTTGACACCGATTTTACCAGTTTCGCTGGTTGCATTGTTGAGAACATTGCCGACTTGGATTTCAAATTCTTGTGCATTGGTCTTGCCTGAATTGTTTTCTAGGATGCCAAGATGTATCTTGTCGGTGATTTCCTTGACGTCTTCCATTTTGGTCGAAATCACGTGCAAAACTTTCTCGGTGGTTTTGCGATCCGAAATCAAATCACTGATACCAACACTGTAAGCACTGGTTTTCATGTATTCGGTAATAATTTGTTGTAAATCGTCAATGTAATTGGAGCACGCCATGTTTCCGAAATCGTTGCAAATACGGTTCAAAACACCTTTTGTGCCGGAACCAAAGACACCCTTGTCGGCTTGTCCTCTCATGTATTTTCCATTTGTGATTTCAAGAACATTGTTGGAAATGCTCGCGTCTTCATTGTCTTCAAATAATTTGGTTTTGTATTTTAATGAAATAGGGGGGGTTATTTGTGATAATATGTCGAAGCTACTGATTCGCTTCTTGTTTCGCAACTCCTTCATGTCTACGTTGTTGTATCCCATCAACAAGTTCATCGCTTGTCTTGGGGTAAAATCAACGTCGGGGCGCGTAAACTGATAGGACCCCAACATCGAATCTTGGTATATACCAATGATTGGGGCGTTGCTGGAAGGACTTATTATCTGGTAGGGAATTGCCGCCAAGTTTCGCAACTCGGACTCGGACAATTCGTTTTGGGGCATATGCATATTCATTTCCATTAACTTAATTTTTAAGTTATACCCACTGCATTTCTGCAGTGGCCGGACTTTACCTTATTCCGCATCAGGTTGGTTAGGCCATCATTTGCGAACCACAATCATCAAGTCTCTGAACCTTCCCCATGCTCTATCATAACGAGTTTAGGGGCTTGGCTGCGGATTGTCCAATCCTTCACATTTTTACCATTGGTTTCGGCAATTAACCGAGTTCCCCGACCTCACATTTCTGTTGGGTGGGTGGTAGTGAAGGCTCTAAGGAGTTTCCCGCAATTTGGTCGTGTTGCCATTTGATTATCAAATGACTAAGAGATTATATTTGCCAATAATTTGTACATATTCAAATTATTAACAAGTAGATATTACACTGTTTTCCTTTTCAAGTTTTATCTACATCTTGAAAAGCAGTCTCTTGTTGGTGACAAAATGTCTATCACCATCAAAGTCAGCATTGTATGGCTTGGTGTCACAAACGTTCATCCGAAACGTGTCTCCACGTTTCATCACTTTCACGATATGGCACATCATACTCATCCTGTGCAAACTGGGTTGACGATTGAAAAGCACCGCGTCGCCGTCCATCATATGTCGATGAACAATGTCGCCGTTTTCCAATCGGATGGACTCGCGGTCAACGTATCGCAACGACACATTGGACCCGTCCTTCTTCTCCAGAATTTTTGCACCCGGATACACTTCCGGTCCGTTTTGGACCAGTTTTGTTAAGAATTTTTTGTTTCGGTCATTCACGACCACTGGTTTTGTCAAACACTTCGCGACCTTCATCGGCACTCCAAGCTGTCTGGCGGACAAATTGGGGTCGCCCGTAATGACCGAACGCGCACTGAAATCCACACGCTTACCCATCAAATTTCCACGAATACGACCATTCTTGGAATTCAGACGACCCGTAATGCACTGCAAAGGCCGATTGGTGCGATTCGCCATCGGCACCGCGCCCTTCACCTTGTTATTGACAATCATCGCCACGAAATATTGCAAAACCGCGGTCAAATTATCGATAATGTGTGGCGAAGTATTATTGCTATTGATGCGGTCCGCCAAATCCTTATTGGTTTTAATAATGTGGCCGTAAATGTGGGTCAAATCGTCTTCTGAGCGCTGGTTGGCGTCCATTTTCACGGAAGGTCGCACGGAAGGCGGGGCGACTGGCAACACCTGACAAATCATCCAGTCGGGTCTGGACCAGGTTGCACTAAATCCCATAAACTCCACGTCCTCGTCCGTAATTCGCTTGAAAATCTTCAAGACGATTTCGGCGGTCAGTTTCATTACGACATTTTCCTTTTCGCCACTGTCGCCCGCTAAATTCTCCCAAATCGCGTTAATGGTTGCCATGCCTTCCAGTTTGATCTTATCCGGCTGTTTGCATCCGCAACCGGACTCGGTCGCCTCGCCACAGCGCTTGATTTTCTGACACAAAGGGTAGACATAATCCCAGCGTTTGTATGAATTCATTTCGGATACGTGTTTGTGTTCGTCCTTGTTAACCAATAACTTGCTACACTTGAAGCAAACACACTTGAGAATCTTCATAATTTCCTTGATATGCTGGATAAAGAAGATAGGACGCGCCATCTCAATGTATCCAAAATAACCGGGGGTTTGAATATACGTTAATCCGTCCGTGGGGCAGATGGAACCAGGTCCGAGAACACCCATTCTCGGGTCAAACAGACCTCCTGGAACCTCCTTGTTTCCGACGTATGTATCCTTTGAGACAACTTCTACTACACCTGCCTTGCGTATCTCTTCCGGCGATGACATTCCAAACTGAATCCCGATGATTCGACTGGGGTTCTTGTATGTGGTTTGTTTATTTCCTGACATTTTGAATAGTTGCTATATATTATATGGGGTTTTATTTATATTCTTTCATAAACAATACGTAATAAAAATCAATTTTACGTGAAAAAGTTTTTTATTTGGAAAGTTTTGTTTTTTTATTGCAAGATTTTTTTTTTGGAAAGTTTGTTTTTTGGAAATTCCATAAAATTGAAGTTTTTCCAAAAAATAAAAATAAAAACATAAACATAAAAACAAATCGTTAAATTCATAAAATGCCAAGACCTACTGAAATCAAGAACAAGAAGTACAAGAAGAACCAGCCCGACTCCGATTCGGACAGTGATTCCACCTACGTCTCCGATTCTGAGATTGAAACCCCCAAGTCCAAGAAGAGTCCGTCTAAAAAGTCCAAAAAGACATTTGATGACAGCGATTCCGACGATTTGGCAGAACTCCACAAGACTTTGCAGACCTTGTTTCCTTCCAAGTATATGGCTGAAAAAATAAAAGACGACGAGAAAAAGACAAAATCAGAAAAAGATAAAAAGAAACATAAAAAGCATGAAGAGGAAGAAGAAGAACCCAGAAAAAAGAAACACACAAAGTCTAAAAAATACGAGTCCGAGTCGGATGAAGATACCGTATACGAAGACATCGACTCGGATGACGACGATGATGGAAACTTTTACGAAGACATCGAGGAAAGCAGTGATAACGAAGAGGGTGACGACGAAGACGAAGATACTGTCGATGACAAGAATTTCAAGATTAACATCACAATTGGTGGAAATGGCGGTGGTATGAAAAACAAAGTCCAATCCAATTTGTCCAATGACGATTATGGTTCCGATGACGAAAAGACGTTTATGAAGGAAACATTCGTTCCACTCACTCCGTCGACTTCTCAACAGTCGTTGTCCGAAAGCGTGGTTTCAAAGAAATCGGAAAATGAAAAAGAAAAGAAAAAGGCCAAAGACGATGCCAGCGACACAATGTCGGAGGTTGTCGATATTGGAGACAAATACAATGAAATCATTGAACTCAAGAAGTTGTTGGTGGAAAAGCTGAAATCCAACCCCAACAACCAAATCATTCGCAAAGCGCTCAAACAGTGCGAACACTCCATCGTGAAGATGATTAAGAACGCGCGTTCCAAGAATGCAAAGTTGTATGAGGACATGATTAATTACGCGGACACGCAAGAGATGGCCGACGAGTTTGGTTATTTCAAGAAGAAGTTGTCGAACCGCGAACAGCTGAAGATTATGAGCGATTTGAACGACATCAACAAGTTTATGTATGTGGAGAAACCCTATCGCTTATCTTTACTGCAGTCCAACATGCCTCCCAAGTTCAAGGCCATTGCAATCCAGCGACTCAACCAGCTAAGCATGATGGAGCCCGGCGAAGCCGAGTATTTCAAGCTGAAAAACTGGGTCGACAACTTTATGCGCATTCCTTTTGGAATATACAAAAATTTATCGATCAACATCAATGACGGCATTGACAAGTGCAGTGAATATGTGATCAATTCGAAGAAACAGCTAGATTCGTGTGTGTTTGGATTAAACTCCGCGAAAATGCAAATTATGCAGATGGTCGGGCAGTGGATTTCCAATCCAGGGTCAATGGGCACGGCCATCGCCATTCACGGACCACCCGGAACCGGCAAGACATCGCTTGTCAAGGACGGAATCAGCAAGATTCTGGGTCGCGAATTTGCGTTCATTGCGCTCGGCGGATGCGGTGACAGTAGTTTCCTGGAAGGACACTCCTACACATATGAGGGAAGCACGTGGGGCAAAATCGTGCAAATCTTGACCGAAAGCAAGTGCATGAACCCGGTGATCTATTTTGACGAGTTGGACAAGGTGAGTGATACGGCAAGGGGGCAAGAAATCATTGGAATTCTGACCCATTTGACAGACACGTCGCAAAACAGCCAGTTTCACGACAAGTATTTCTCGGAAATCGATTTGGATTTGAGCAAGTGTTTGTTCATCTTCAGTTACAATGACGAGAAGTTGGTGAATCCGATTTTGAAAGACCGCATGTACCGAATTGTGACGAAGGGATACGATTTGAAGGAGAAGCTGACGATTGCGCGAAACTATATGTTGCCCAAGATACGCGAACAAGTTGGGTTTGGACCGGACGACATTGTGATATCGGACGAGGTTTTGTCGCACATCATTTCCAACCAGGCGAAAGGCGAGGAAGGCGTGCGAAACCTGAAGCGAACCCTGGAAAT